AAATGGGAAGAACATCTACTAAGTTTTCAAATGTCACCAAAATTTAGTAAGCGCATTGCTAGGGTGTCGAAGGTTAATGGCAGTGAAAAAATATATATGCGCAACGGATCTACTTACGGAATAGTTACACCCAATGATAAAGGCGCACGCGGACTAAGTCTTAACCTAATGGTTATTGATGAAGCTTTAACGCATCCATTATCTTTAATTGCTAACTTACAACCTACCCTGGCAACAAAACGCAATGGTCAATTATGGATCTTATCTAATGCAGGCAAGCCTGGAGAATCAGAGTTATTAGAGCATTACCGCGAAATTGGGCACAGAGAGATTGCCGAACCACAAAATAGGTTTGCTTGGTTTGAATGGTGTCCAGCAAAAGATGATTTTGACTATATGGATGAAGATGTTTGGTTTCAAGCAATACCATCCTTACACGAAGATAAGGGTGTTTTATTAGAAGCTGTTAGGGAAGCGGCTGCAACTAATAGTCCGGATATATTTACAAAGGAGTGGTTAAATGTCTGGCCAGCCAAAGATGCTGTTCAAGTAATTAATACTGAATTATGGGAATCATTGGCTAGAACAGATATTGTTGTTGGCAATCAAGTAATTTTTGGCGTTGATATATCTAGGGAAAGAGATAAAGCATCAATTGGGGCATCAGCCTTAGTTAGGGACTTTACCCCGGTTGAACTTATTGAGTGCAAAGAGGGTACATCTTGGGTATTGCCTAGATTAATTGAGCTATGCCAAAAGTATAAAACCAAAGTAGTTATAGATACTGGATCACCAGCTGCATCATTAATACCTGAACTAGAAAAACAAAATATAGGGGTTATGAGCATACATTTAAGAGATTATGCTAGGGCTTGTGGCTCATTTTATGATGCCGTTCAAGCTAAGACTATCTGTCATTTAGATGATCCTAATTTAAAATCAGCAATACTTGGATCAACTAAAAGACCACTTGGGGATTCCTGGGCTTGGAATCGCCAAAGCACAACAAACATAACACCACTTGTAGCGGTTACATTGGCACGCTATGGGGTGGTCACTAAACTTGAAGATCAGCCGGTGGCTAGGAGTAAGATTTACTAATGAAATACTTATCATCAGTTTTACAAATTGTTGGATGTTCTTTAATTATTGCAGGTGTCGCAACGATAAATCCAATTGTGGCTGTAATATTGTCGGGTGCATTCTTAGTTTTATTTGGCATTGCTTTAGAAAACAGAGGTAAATAATGCTTGGCCGACTGCTAAAAAGACAAATACAACCATCTATGGTTTATACGTCATCCGGCTATGTAGATTCTTTAGGCCGGGTAGGTAGATTTTTTGAAGGCAATTGGGCAGGTGCTTATGTAGATCAAAATACTGCATTAGGCATACCTGCTATTTATCGCGGTGTAACTTTAATTAGTGATGCTATTGGCGCATTACCATTGTGTGCATATCGCAACAAGCGCGAAGTTTTACCAACACCACAAATTTTATTAAGGCCAGTACCTACTGAAACACGTATGGAAACAATAAGCGCAATGGCCGCCGCTTTAATCATTCACGGTAATTATGTTGCGGTATTGGGTGAACCAGGCGTTAATGGATTGCCGGAGAGCATCTACCCTGTTTCACCTGATCGCGTTCAGGTTATGAGAGCTAGCAACGGCAGAATTATTTACAACATTGATGAAAAGGCTTATGAGCAATCAGAAATATTGCACATTAAAAATTTCACAATGCCCGGTGATTTGGTTGGCAAAGGTATTTTGGCAGTTGCTAAACAAGCATTAGGTAAAGAAATTGCAATTAATGAATATGCATCAAGATATTTTGATGGTGGTGTAAACCCAACAGCTGTTATTAAATCTGCTAATCCAGATCTAAGTCAAGAAGAAGCTGATGCATTGAAGTCCGCTTGGATGGCTATGTACTCATCACGCAATAGATCACCGGTTGTTATGAACTCATCAACTGATTTTGAAGTGTTAAGTAGCAATGCAGCAGAATCACAATTAGTAGAAGCACAAACAGCCGGGTTAACAGAAGCGGCAAACATTCTAGGTTTGCCACCATACTTTTTAGGATCACCTAATTCTAGCCGTACCTATTCCAATGTTGAACAAGAAAACCTACAATTGGTTAAATGGTCAATTCAACCAATAGCAGAAAGAATTGAAGCTGCATTTTCTGACTTACTTGTTAGGGGTCAAACGGCTGCCTTTAAATATGATTCATTATTAAAGACCGACACTGCTAGTAGATATGATGCTTATGCGGTTGCTTTGTCAAGCGGATTTTTAACAAAGGATGAAGTCAGGGATTATGAGAATCTAGATCCTATGGATTATGAAGAAGATGATGAAGATGAATCATTGCAAAGTGATGTGGTTGATACAGTAGAGGATGAAAACTATGTCGGTTGAAAAAATAGAAAATAGAAGTTACACGGTTGATTTGGAGTTACGTGCTAACGGAGATGGCCGCACCATTTTTGGTATCGCCGTGCCTTATAACAAAGAACAGCGCATTACTAGCACAATGATTGAAGTGTTTAGAAAAGGCGTTTTTGCTGAAGTTATCAAAGCCCCACACCGGGTCAAATTGCTCAGGGGTCACGGTGAAAATAATGTGTTAGGTCGCGCCACACTCTTAAAGGAAACAGATGATGGTTTATATGCGGAATTTAAAATTTCAAAAACCCGCGAAGGTGATGAAGCTTTAGAATTAGTTAAGGATGGCGCATTAGATCAATTATCGGTAGGTTTTATGCCAATCAAAAACCGTAAAAGACCTGATGGTGTTATGGAAAGAATTAAAGCTCATTTAGCAGAAGTATCCTTAGTGACATTTGGGGCTTACGGTGAATTGGCTAGTGTCACCGGAATGCGTGAGGGTCAACCGCAGTTAACACCCAGATTAGATGAAGCAAAGAAGATATTAGATGCCATACAGCGTAGTAAATAACCATCCCGATTGTGAAGGTTTTGCGTTAGTCAAATCTGACAGTAATGAATTGCTAGGTTGCCATAAAACCCAAGCACAAGCTGAAGATCAATTGACAGCTATTAATATTTCAGAGTTTGGCGAAAATAGAGCCGAAGGCTATGCACCAACTGAAGCTATGAAAAATGAAGCACAACGTGGCTTAGATTGGCGCAGTGAATTTGGCAGGGGTGGCACTGAAGTGGGTATAGCTAGGGCTAGAGATATTGTTAATGGAAAAAACTTACCTTTGGAAACCGTCAATCGTATGGTGTCATTTTTTGCACGGCATGAAGTGGATAAAAAAGCTGAAGGATTTAGTCCTGGCGAAGAAGGTTATCCATCAAATGGTCGGATTGCCTGGGCACTATGGGGCGGGGATGCTGGTAAATCTTGGTCAGAAAAAATTGCTAATCAAAATCGCGTTGAAGAAAAAAGTAGATTTAACACAGCATTACAGATACTACAAAATTTAAAAAAAGATATATAATCTATACAAGTCGTAGAACACCTAACCCTGATTTATCAGCGCGTTACACCTTCACACTAACAACTAACAAATTGGAGAAAAATGTCTAATACATTTCTAGCTTCTCTACGTGAGAAGCGCGAAACAAAGACATCACTCATTCAAGCAACTTTAGACCGCGCAGCTGAAGAAGCCCGCGATCTATCTGAGGTTGAGTTGGCTAATGTAGAAGCCCTTAACCTAGAGATCAAAAAGTTGGATGAAAGAATTGAGCAGATGTCTGATATTGAAATCCGCAATCAAAAAGCCGCTGAACTAGCAGCTAAAGTTGATGCAAATATCGAACCAAAGAAGGAAGTCCGCGCTGGTGGCTTTACTGTTACACGCGAAGAACTAACATATTCTGAGCGATCAGGAAATGACTTCTTAACTGATGCTTTAAAAGCAAACTTTAAAACTGATGCAGATGCAGCCCAGCGCATTGCAAGACATCAACAGGAAATGGCAATCGAAAAGCGTGCAGTTGGAACATCCAACTTTGCAGGCTTGGTAGTGCCACAGTACCTAGTTGATTTGTATGCACCATTAGCACGTGCCGGCCGCCCTTTTGCGGATGCCGCACGCAAGCATCAATTACCAACTCAGGGTATGTCTGTTGTTATCTCTAAGATCAACACCGGAACAATCACTGCATATCAAACATCACAAAACACTGCCGCAGTATCTCAGGATATTGCAGACACAACACTGACAGTAAATGTAAACACAATTGCCGGTCAGCAATCAGTATCCAAGCAAGCACTACTACGCGGATACAATATTGAAAATATTGTGTTAGGTGATTTGATCCGTGATTACCACACCAAGTTGGATAATTCACTTCTAAATGGATCAGGTTCAAGTGGTCAACCATTAGGACTTGTCAATATGACCACCGGAATCCTTGTAACTTATACAGCTACAACTGGAACTGTTGCAGGTCTATATCCAAAGATTGCAGATGCAATTCAACAGATTCAATCAACTGTTTTTGCTAATCCAAATGCAGTAATTATGCACCCACGCCGTCTAGGATTCCTATTGGCTGGTGTTGATTCATCTAATCGTCCATTAGTTGTACCACAAGCCAACAACCCACAAAATGCAATTGGCGTTGGAAATGGCACACCTTCTTATGGCAATTCAGGCTATTCAATTCTTGGACTTCCAATTATTACTGATGCCAACATTGCAACTAATAAGGGTGCAGGTACAAACCAAGACACAATTTTTGTCGTGGATCTAAATGAATGTCATCTATGGGAAGAGGCCGCAGCCCCAACCTATGTAACATTTGAAGAGCCAAACGGCAAGGTTGCGTTAAACATTGTTCTATTTGGAATGTCAGCCTTTACAGGTGAGCGTTATCCAGGTGCTATTGCACAAATTAACGGAACAGGTTTGGCTACACCAAGCTTCTGATGTGCGAATATGTCTAGGCGGCTACCCTTCCGCCGCCTAGATACAAACTATGATTGGTATTCAAAGAATGGAGTTTTGTAATGTTTACAGATAATTCAGGATTTGGATACCAGTCATGGCTATAACAAACGGATATGCAACACTTACACAAATTAAAAACTATATGTCTATATCAGATAATACTGATAATGACCTATTAGAAGATTTAATTGAATCAGCTTCAAGATCGATAGACCGTATTGCTAATAGAAGATTTTATTTAGATGCCACGGCATCCGCACGCCTTTACCGTGCGTACTCAGATATTTTTGTTTATGTAGATGATATTGGCACTACATCAAGCCTAGTAGTGGCAGTAGATGAAAATGGCAATGGTACTTATAGTAAAACTTTAACTTTAAATACAGATTATATTTTAGACCCATTAACTGCATCATCATTGGGTAGGCCTTTTACACAATTGACAATGGTGTCTAATACTGAAATGTGGCCAATATTCCCAGGACTTACACAAAATGGATTGCGCCCAGGTGTACAGGTAACTGCAAGATGGGGTTGGCCGTCAGTGCCAGATGATATAAATACAGCTTGTTTAATACTTACGGCTGATCTTTATAAACGCAAAGATGCGCCGGGTGGAATATTAGGTTTAGGTGATTTAGGCGTTGTTAGAATGTCGCCTATTGGCAGAGATGTAACCGCAATGGTTAGAGCTTACAAAAAAGAAGTTATTGCATGACACCCAGCACAGTCCGGGATAGATTAAAAACAGCCTTACAGACTATAACCGGCTTACGTGTTTTTGATTATGTGCCTGATTCTACAAACATACCAACCAACAATGCCTTTGCAATAGTTGGTCAATTAACAATGAATTATGATTACACGCTAAACAGGGGATTTGATTCTGCTACCTGTCAATTGATTGTTGTAGTGGGTAGGATGAGTGAACGTAACGGACAAGAAAGATTGGATGGGCTTTTAGCATCATCCGGTTCAACTTCAATAAAAACCGCCGTTGAAGCTGATAAGACATTAGGCGGTGCTGTACAAACTCTAAGAGTTGTGTCTGCATCACCGGGGACAATAACTTCCGCTAATATTGATTACCTAAGTTATCAATATTCAGTAGAGTTGATAGGTTAGTACGAAAGGAAAAATATGGCCATATTTATGGGTAACAAAGTTGCCGTGATTGTAGGTACAACTACCATTACCGATCACGTCAGCACTGTCAGCCTAGCACGCGAAATTGACCAGGTTGAAATAACAGCTATGAATGACACCGTTCAGAATATGATCGGTGGAATTGAACGTCCAACGCTGAATTTGGAACTGTACAACGATTTTGCTTCAGCATCCGTCAACTCACTGTTTGAAGATGCGCTAGGTACAAAACTTAACATCAAGTTGATACCAGTGTCAGGAACTGTAACATCTACAAATCCTAGCTACACAATGTCTTGCTTGATTTCATCCTGGATGCCAGTAAATGGTGCTATCGATAGCGTAGCTAGCGTAACCGTTTCGCTTCCAGTAACAGCTTTAACAAAATCAACCAGCGCGTAAAAACGAAAGGAAGGGAAAATGCACAAAATTGAAATTGTTAAAAAGGATGGCAAAAAAGTAACTTATGATCTTACGCCATCCGCAAAAGTGGCTTTTGAATCCGAATTCAAAACCGGTTGGCGTAAGAGATTAAGCGATCTACAAATGGAATCGGATTTGTGGTGGTTTGCCTGGCGTTTAGAAAAAGATGCCGGGAAAACTGAATTAGCCTTTGGTGATGATTATATTAATCAATATTCAGATGTTGATTTGGTTTATGATCCAAAAAATGGATAGACCGACACGGATCAATTTATGAGATCGCTACCGTGTCGGTGGCAACAGGCATTAGCCCTAAAGATTTATTAGAGGTTGATCCGGCGATTTATTCAGCGATTAAAGCTATCTTGCAAGAAAAGTATTACAACAACAAGAAGGCAACAGTTAGGCGTAAATAATGTTAGACGTGGGTTTTGGAAGGACAAGATCTAAGCGTTCACTGAAAGCTGTATATGTTGAAAATCTTGATGTTGTAATGGAAAAAATGAAAAAAACAGACCCTGATTTACAAAAAGAATTTAAACGTGCTTTAGTCAAAGAAGTAAAACCTGTAGCAAAATTAGCCCAAAGTTTTGTGCCACACAAACCATTCCCCGGCTGGCGTGATGTTAACCCTACATATCCACCCGCTTGGGGCTGGGCAAACGATACGCAACATAGGGGTAGATCTTTTGAAGGATCAAGCCGTTGGCGTTGGTCGCAATCTGAAGTTATAAAAGGCATTAGAGTAAGTCAGGCCAAAGTCAAAGTACAAAGACAAAGATTAGCGACATTCTCAGTAACAGCTATTGCTGTTGTTAATAAATCCGTGCCAGGTATAATTTATGAATTGGCTGGTTTTGGAACTTCAAAATCAAAGGGTAGGACTAGGCGGGTAAGTCGAAATCCTAATGCTAGTGAATCATTTATTGATAAGTTGCAATCAACAACTGCATCAGCGGCTTATAGAGAAAAAAGATTGATTTACAGAGCAGGTTATCAAATGGCAGATCAAGTAAATGATAACCTTTACACAGTTTTAAAAAAGTATCTAGGCAAAGAATTTAGAGGTTGATTATGGCTTTAAGTCAGTATGTAGCTATAAATTTTTTGACCAAATTTGACAAAAAGGGACTAGATAGAGCCACTAAAGAGTTAAAAGGTTTTGACAAGGTTGTTGCAACCGGCGCATTCAGATTAAAATCTTTTGCCAAAGCTGGCGCAATTGCGGCCGCGGCTGGCATGGCGATTTTTGCAAAAAATTCTATACAAGCGGCTTTAGCGCAAGAAAAATTGGATAAACAATTACAACTTACATTAAAAAGTATTGGTAAAGAAAATTTATTACCTGATTTAAAAATATTTATAAACGATTTACAGCGGGCTACTAATGTCACGGAAGATAGGCTAGTGCCGGCCTTGCGACAACTTGTAGCACAAACTGGAGATTTAGATTCAGCACAACTTTTATTAAGCAAAGCATTAGATATATCAGCCGGAACGGGGTCAGATTTAGATAGTGTTTTAAATGCCATTAATAAGGCTGCTATAGGAAACTATGCCGCTATTGGGAAACTAGGCGTTGGCTTTACTGCCGCCGAAGCTAAAGCTATGGGCTTTGTTGAGTTAATACAAAGATTAGATAAATATGCAGGCGCAGCTGAAGCACAAACTGAAACCTTTGAAGGTCAATTAAAGTCATTTAAAATTAGTGCGGGTGAAGCTACTGAAACATTGGGTAACGGCTTTTTAATTGCATCTTCTTACATAGTTGCGGGTACAGATAATTTAAAATCATTTGGTTTAGTTTTAGAAAGTGTTGCCGGTGGTTTGGGTGACGTTCTTATCGGCTTTGGTAAAACCGTAAGCGAAAAAGGATTTTTAGCTGCTTTAAATACTACATTTGAAGATTTAGGTAAAGAAGGTTTCAAGGTGCGCCAAAAGCAATATTTGGCGGCTAAGGGCTACTTAGGTTTGTCTCAACAAACAATTGATGCTTTAGAGTTGCAAGCAAAATATGGTAAAAAAGCATTAACAACCGATCAACAATTAGCAAAAATTCAGGCAGATATTTTGGCTAGACAAAAAGCTGTAACTAAAGAAAAACAATTACAGGAATTGCTTGATGATAAAAAACGCAAATTAACGGCTATGTTTGATCTAGAACAAATCAATTTACAGGCTGCCTTGACAAGAAAATTATCTGCCGAAGATCAAACCCGCGTAATGATATTGCAAAAATTGGCAGATGGAACAGCTGCCGCAGTAAATGAAGCTTTGCGTTATGCAGATGTTTTAAAGGTTATAGAGGATGGTCAAATCACTACTGGTGAAGTTGAAATGCTGGCCAAAAAATGGGGTATTACAACTACTGAAGTTTTGATTTATTTAAGAACATTGTTTGCAAGCAATGATGAATTGCGTAAGATGTTGGCATTGTTAGATGAAGTTAATAAAAAGAAAAAGATAGAAGAATCTAAGCCAACAACACCAATTGGGCTAACCCGGGAATATCAATTAGAGCAGTTTGCTACTAATACTGATCCAAGAGTTCAATTAGCGGTATTGTCAGGACAAGCCCCTAGCGCATTTGGTCAAGAAGTAGTTGACAGGTTAAGGCAACAGGGTGCAACCCCGGCAATGGCAGCTATGAGTGGTAGATATTCAGCCCAGGCAATTGCCTATTATCAGGGCTTGTTAGATATACCAAGAATGGCAGAAGGTGGAATTGTAAATTCACCTACGCTGGCAATGATAGGTGAAGCTGGAACAGAAGCTGTTATTCCGTTAGATAAAATGGGTGGATTTGGTACAACTGTCAATGTCAATGTTGCCGGATCGGTCATATCTGAAGGTCAATTACAAACGGTAATTCAAAACGCTTTATATAACTTAAACCGATCAGGTTCAGTAACTCAATTAAGCAATTTGGGTAGATAATGCCGGCCGCAGTATTTAGCGCAGAGATTGATTTCAGTAACGGTGCTTCCTTTGATCCCGCTTTAGTCTTGGATGATCCTGCAACGCCATTAGATGTAGCAGTGCTTGGTACAGTAGCGGCAGATATTGTTGACATAACACCCTTTGTAACTCAATGTTATATAAGCCGTGCGTTCAATAGATCTTCAGATTCATTTACAGGTGGCACAGCCCGGGTTACCTTTGTTGATGAATCAGGTCAATTCAATCCTGCTAATACCGGATCTAGTTTATACGGCAAAATAAAACCAATGCGTAAAATTCGCTTTACAGCTGAGTATCTAGGCGTTACATATAACCTGGGATCTTTTTATGTGCAAGAATGGAATTATCAAAGCCCAACCGGTTTTGATCCCGCTTATGTAACTTTGTCTTGCGTTGATGGATTTCAATTATTAAATTTAACAACCATAACAACTGTCACAGGTGGCACAGCTGGCCAAACAACCGCACAAAGAATTACAAGTTTGTTGGATGCTGGAGAATGGCCAGGCGGTATGAGAGATATTTCAACAACCGCATCTACTACGGTGCAGGCAGATGATGGGTCTTCAAGATCACTTTTGCAAGCCTGTCAGGTTGTCGAAGCTACTGACCTGGGCGCATTCTATATGGATGAACGCGGATACGCTAAGTTTTTATCAAGGAATGACATCATAACCGCATCAGGTGGAACTTTAACTCAATTTAGTGATGTAGTTGGATCAGGCGATATTACTTATCAAGCGGTTGCATTTGATATTTCCGATTATCAAATGATTAATAAAGTGACCATTACAAGAACCGGCGGTTCGCCACAGACTGCTAGCGATACAGCAAGTATAGATGATTATTTCCAACATAGCCGTGTGCGTGGTGGAATTATGCAAACCGATACAGATGCTTTAGATCAAGCTTTGATGATTATTGCATCCAGAAAAGAACAAGGTGTGGACATACAGTTAAATTCTTTAACCGTTGATGCCTATGGTGAAAATGACCCAAATCGCGTTATAGCAGCTTTGAATTTAGATATTTTTGACCCAATAGAAGTCACCCAAACCCTACCGGCTGGGAATGTAGTGACAGATTCCGTTATTGCCGGCTTGACCTATGAAATAACACCAAAATCTTTTTTGGTAACATTTACTTGTGCCCAACCCTTTGCATCAGGTATTTTGCTAGACTCATTGGTTGATGGCATACTTGATGAAGATTCTTTGGCCTATTAGGAGTTGATGAATGGCAAAACAAACGTTTAGCGTAGGGCAGGTTTTAACAGCTGCTCAAATGACATCCTTGCAACAAACAGCTATGGGTGGTGGTGCGGCATCCGCTAAGACCGCTTCATATACTTTAGTTGCCGCTGATGCCGGTACAACTATTTCAATGACATCAACTAGCGCAACAACCATTACGGTCAATACCGGATTGTTTGCAGCTGGCGATACAGTATTTATTCAAAATTTAGGTTCAGGAACTTGCACTATTACAGCCGGCACTGCAACAGTAAATACAGCCGGTAGTTTAATTTTGCCACAATATGATGCGGGTATTTTATACTTTGTTAGCGCATCATCAGCTATTTTTTATGACTACATACAGGTAGGCGCAACATCCCCATTAACTACTAAGGGTGATATTTACGTCTATGGAACAAGTGATACCCGGCTTCCAGTAGGCACAAACGGGCACACACTCGTAGCGAATAGTGCTACTGCAACAGGTTTGGAATGGCAGGCACCTGCTGGTGGTGGCGGAATGACCTCTCTTGCCTCTGGAACATTAGCGGCTGCTGCTACTGGTGTAGATTTACAAACTATTAGTCAAGGTTATATCCATCTACAATTAGTGATTTCCGATTATACTTTTGCAAGTGATAGTTATTTAGGCTTTCGTTTTAATGGCAATTCAGGAAGCGTATATCAGACCGCTACTTGGGATTTTAACAATTCTAATGTTTCCGACATTTATAACCTTGATACTCAAACTCGGGCTTATGCAAATGCAAATAACCCAACAGATGCCACAGGAACAGGTTATGTAACTATTTTAGATATTTATAATTACGCTTCAACCGCTATGCACAAGCAATATAGCGTAAAATGTACAGATAAATCTGCAAACGGAACTTATAATCAAAGCAGATGGAGTGTTGGTAGATTTTTAGACAACAATAATATAGACGATATTCAAGTCTTGGCTTGGGGCGGTGGCAATTTTGCTGGCGGAAACTATGTTCTATATGGAGTAAAATAATGAGCGATATCAAATTAATACACAATGTAACAACAGGTGAAATTAAAACTGTTGAATTGACACAGGCTGAAAAAGAACAAATTATTAAAGATGCTCAAGAATTTGTTGCTAGACAATCAGCCATTGAAACCGAAGCCCAAGCAAAGGCCACCCAAAAGGCAGCCCTGCTAGAACGGCTTGGAATCAGTGAGGATGAGGCAAGGCTACTTCTAGCCTAGGCACAATCCCTCAAAATTGTGCCAGCCTAAAAGGATTTGAAGGTCAAATCATTAAACTTTGGGTATGGCAGTGATAAGAGAATTGACTAGCCCTAACGGTTGGCCAGCTAGTGAAGATCGCAAGGCTTTAGGCATTGAATCTTTTACTGTACCTGGCACAAAGATAAAGTTTGCTTGTGCCAAAGCTGTTGCCCCATTACTTGTCAACTTTGCTAAAGAATTTCACGAACTTGTAGAACCTATAGATGAAGGCCAATTAGATGATTGGGGCTATGCCTTCCGTATGACCCGGGGATCTGATCGGGTTTTAAGTAATCATTCATCTGGTACAGCTATAGATTTAAATGCAATTAAACATCCTTTAGGCAAGTCAAATACATTCAATCGCGATCAATCTAATACAATTAAGCTACTGATAACTAAATATGGTTTGTTTTGGGGCGGCAATTACAAAAAGCGCAAAGATGAAATGCATTTTGAAATAGCATTAACACCCAATCAAGTCAAACAAAAAATAAAAGAGTTAGGATT